CTCCTTGAGGACAAGAATAAATAGGATTGAGGAATTGATGGTCAACTCCCCATCGCGTTTCCACCATGCGACAAAGGCGATCTTGCCCCCGGCGGAATGGGCACGCGAGAACGCCACTATTGTCCATCCGTCGCGGGGAGTGGTTCCGTTCGAGCCATATTGGTATCAACGGGAATATCTGCAGGCCTACGATGCTCCGCGTCGTTTCGTTCTCAAGAGTCGGCAGATAGGATTTTCGCAGGTATTCGCGATTGAGGCAATATACACCGCGATCAACTATCCGCAATCCACAATCCTGATGGTCAGTCGCAACCAGAACCTGGCGGCGAATGTCCTCCGCTATTGCGCCATCGCATACCACAATCTGCGGTCTCTCCCCCAGACGCGCAAACTGAACCAGAGCGAGATCGAACTGCCAAATGGGTCGCGCATAATTTCCCTGCCGGCAAACCCCACGTCGGGGCGCGGATACGCGGCAACCGTCGTCTATCTCGACGAATTTGCGTATGCTGCATATGATGAGGAGATCTACCAATCCATTAGTCCTGCCCTGTCGCAGGGGGGGCAATTGATTGTCGGAAGCACCCCGAATGGGATGGGCAACAAATTCGCTGAATTGTGGCACCAGCAGGAAGGTTTTCGATATTTTCGACACCCCTGGCACCACTGCCCCCGGTATTATTCTCAGGAGGACAGGGAGAATGGCGTGCCCCACGAACAAACTGCCTGGTATCGGCGGGAGCGTCCGAAATACACCGCGCAGCAATGGGCCGCCGAATTTGATTGTGATTTCGTCATTTCAGGGGATGCGGTATTTGATCAGCAATGCATCCAGGCCGCCACAGATGGCGCGGTAGGGGAGCAAGCCCCGCAGCACGGCCGCACCTACCTGACATCGGTTGATGTGGGCCGCAGGCAGGACGCAACCGTCATCAATGTTTTCGACGCGAGCAGCGACCCGTTCCAGCGTGTTTATCACGAGCGAATGGAGCGCATCCCCTACCCTGTCATTCAGCAGCGTATCGAGCAGGTGTGGTACCGCTACGGGGGGATGCTGATTATCGAGAGCAATGGCGTGGGCGACCCACTGATTGAGAACCTGCAGGTGCCCGCTGAGCCATTCGTGACATCTGCCAGGAGCAAGGTGCAGGCCATTCAATCCCTGCAATTGATGCTGGAGCAGGGAACACTCAAGGCTCGGTGGACAGACCAGGAGCGGCGCGAGTTGACGGGGTATCAGTGGGATGATCGGAACCTGCAACAGGATTGTGTGATGTCACTGGCTATCGGCGCGATGGTGCTGGCGGCACCAGACGATCAACCAGATCGGGTTGTGTCGTTGAGCGAGGACATACCGGGGATTTCAGCATGGTAGAGATATTATTGCCCAACGGCCAACCATATCATTCATCGCCGCGGAATGACCCGGCGCTTGATTTCCTGGAGGGGATAAGCCAACTCCTGGAAAGCCGCATCGGTGAGTTGGAGCGCGAACTATATGGCTCCAACGCGCAATGGGAACAGATTACCGGCGGCGGTACGGATCAGTTCACGCAGAAGGCCATAGCCGACATTGCCGACCACGCTCGCGTGATGTACCTGAAAAACCCGTTGATACAGCGTGGTATTAAGGTGAAAACATATTATACATTCGGTCAGGGCGTGCAAATCAGCGTACCGGACGAGGACATCAACGGCGTGGTGCAGGCGTTCCTGGATGACGAACGCAACCAGGCCGAATTGACGCGCCATAACGCGCAGCAACAGAAGGACATTGAGCTACAGACAGATGGCAACCTGTTCTTTGTGCTTTTCACGGATCAACGGTCGGGCCGTGTGCGCGTGCGCAGCGTGACGCTGTCGGAAATTACGGATATTGTATGCAATCCAGAGGACAGCAAGGAGCCGTGGTTGTACCTCCGCACCTGGGCATCCGTCAGCGGGTACGAGGGCGGGATGCAACAGTGCTACTATCCCGACTGGCGGTACACGCCGCGCAACAAGGCGGCTACCTGGCAGGACAACATTCCGATCATGTGGGACGCGCCTGTTTACCATCTTAAAACCGGGGGCTTCTCCAACTGGTTGTACGGATTATCAACCGTTTACAGTCAGATTGATTGGGCGCGTGCGTACAAAGTATTCCTGGAGAGCATCCACAGCTACACGCAGGCCATCAGTCGCATTGCCGTCAAAGTGACGACGGGCGGGGGCGGCGGGGGCGCGGTGGCAAAAGCCAAAGCCGCTCTGAAGAGCACGATTGGGAGCGATGACCGCGCTGAGCGCAACCCTGCGCCAGCGACGGGTAGCGCGTTCATTCGGGCAACGGACGCAGCGAATTACGAGGCGTTGGGCGTGCGCGGTCTGAACGTTGACCCGGAGGACGGGCGGCGATTTTTGCTAATGGTCGCTGCTGGTGCAGGTCTGCCGGAGGTGTTCTATGGCGATGCGAACGTCGGCAATCACGCTACCGCGAAGAGCCTGGACCGTCCCACCGAACTGATGATGCGGGATCGGCAACAACTCTGGCGCGGTGTTTGGCAGGACATCTTGGGCTACGTCATCAAAATGGCGGTGGTTGCGCCCCAGGGGCCATTGCGCGGTCTGGCAACCGTAGACACCGCTCCGGACAGTAGCGACCCGTATCAGTCGGTCGTGGTGATTGACTGGCGCAACAACCCGGAAACCGGCGAACCCTACGACCCCACGCTGCATATTGATTTTCCTGAGATTATCAACATTGATGTTCGGGAGCGCATCGAGGCTATCGCGCTCGCGCACCAATCTCAGACGATGAACCCGCGCACAATCGCCAGGCTGTTTCTTCTTGCCCTGGGGGTCGAGAACATTGATACCGAGTTGGCAGAGATGTATCCAGACGATTGGTCTCCTGGAGACTTTGGCGATGGTGTTCCGCAGGGGGTCGCCGAGGTTTTGCGGCAGATTATCGAGGAGTCGAAACGTGGATAATTTGTATCGCATCCTGGAGGCATTGGGACGCACAACGAGAGATCGTAAACTTGCTCCCATTGAACGCAAGCTCGCGAAGGATATGGCACCGGCATTCCGCAGACAGGGGCGCATATTCCTGCGCGCTCTCTCCAAAACAGATCTGCCCAAAATAACCGAAAGTGCTGGCGATGGCGATTGGGAGCAGGCCTGGCGGGAAACAGAGGAGCAAACGCAGACTTCGATGACAACATTGCTCCTGCAGGCAGCCCGCCGTTCATTTGCCGTCGGCATTGATGAAGCTCTTGCCAATATCGGCCTCAGCATATCGTTCTCCGTGCGCTCACCAGAGGCAATCCAATTCCTGCGCGACTACGGCGCGGAACGGGTCACGATGATCAACGAAACAACTCGCGGCATTATTCGCGATATTATCGTGCGAGGGTTGGAGCAGGGTATTCCCTACTCCAGCCTGGCAGACGAAATATCCGCGCGTTTCGCGGAGTTCGCGGCCCCCCAACCCCAACGCCACCTACGCAATCGCGCCGAGTTGGTTGCGGTCACGGAGACCGCCAACGCATATGGCGAGGCGGGCCGGCAAACATCGCAACGAATAGCCGCGCAGGGCATTTCATTGGAGAAATCCTGGCTGACGACGGGGGATGATCGTGTCAGCGACGGGTGCCGGCGCAACGCTGCGGCGGGGTGGATAGGATTGGACACACCATTCCCGTCAGGACACCAGCGAGAGCCGCGGTTCCCTGGCTGTCGCTGCACTGTGCAGTATCGGAGGATGCGGCGTGATTAGTTCGGACACCAGGCAATTGATTGAGGATCTGATGATGGAATTGAGGCCGCCGCTGATGAATGCTGCGCGCCGATTGCCACCGGATGAGCATCGGTTCAGGCCTCAGGTGGTATCATTGCTGGTGCAGATTGAACGCTACTACGAACTGCCACGCACGATCTACACCCGGCAGGAGCGGCGCGAAATGATTGAAGGCAGTATCAGCAGGTGGTGATAGATAGGTGCCTAAGATGAAACCAACACACATGATCTACAATGCCGCTGGGTGCCCCCCTATGCCCAATGAGCATGAGGGTACATGCCGAGTATGCGGTGGTAATGAAATGAAGGGGGTGCGGTTCAATGATTGGTTGAAACCTACATTCACCAATCACGACATACTGCGTCCTGGGGATATTGTCTGCACTGCGTGCCAGTTCTCGTTTTTTGAGGCATCGGAATTGCTGATGCGCATTACAGGGAAAGAAAAGCCGCAGCGGATGAGGAACTATAGCCATATAGTCCTCAATGGGGTTTGGCACGCACTGACGAAAGGGCAGAAACCACAGATCCGAACCCTGCTCTTGCAATCTCCAGAACTGGCGGTCATCGCCGAGTCAGGGCAAAAACACCTCGTGTTCAGGGCACAGCCAGGCTGGATACAATTTGAAGAGCAAAAACTGCCGATGTATCCACAACAACTCGAAGAACATATGCATATTATAGACAGCCTATACCCCCACTTCTCAAAGGAGGAGATAGGCTCGGGTCATTATGCCGCGTGGAAAATCAGGCAGTGTGGGGTCGAGATTTTCACCATGCTGGAGGATAATGCCAGGGACATGCGCGGGTCACTGATGTTCGACCTTGCGCTATTCCTGGCACAGAGGGAGGAACAAAATGAGCCAACAACTTCGAGAACGGATAGTCCACAGGCTGCTAATCCCATTATGGAAGGGGATAGACAGCAACTACAAGAGCAATTACCGCTCTAACATCTGGGAGCAATTCGAGGACAATGTCCGGTCAGCAGCGCGAGCGCAGACACTGTCATTGTTTTATAGCAACCTGTGCAAGAAAATGTCCATTGCTGTCCATCAAAAGGATGCGGCAAAGGTCTCCGCGGAATTGAGCAGCGGCGAAGATCGCATCATCCTGAAAATTCTACGGGATGAGACACCCACGCTGGTGGTGATGGTGCAAGTCGAGAATGAGCAGCGGAGAGATGAATGGAAGCGGGAACACGAGACAATAGAGGAGACAACAGCGAAAGGAGAGGGAGATGACACCGATACCACCGCACTTTTTTGAGGGAATAGTAACCGCGTTAGACCCGATCAGTCATAGCGCAGGGTCAAACGGCATTACCACCGAGTTCCGACGCGAAAAATACTTGCAACCTGATGGTACAAGTGAAATGATTGCCGAGATTTCGGGCAATGCGATGCGCGGAGCAGTCCGTCGGGCGGGAATGATTGACATGCTGGAGCGACTGGGGTACGGACCGGGGGGCAACGGATTGTCAATGAAAGCCTTCGAGTTGCTCACCTCTGGAGGCTCTCTCGAAAAGGGCGGGCGCGGTCTGGACATTGATTTTGCCAGAAGGGAACGCATGCTCATCCCCCTCCTGTCGGTGCTCGGTGGTGCATCGGGGAATCAGATGCTCGACGGCCGGTGCAAATTCGGGTTCGTCAAGCCAATTTGCCGGGAAACCGCGCACCTGATTCATCCTATCTGGATCTGGCGTGCCTGGCCCCAGATACGGAGAGCGACCCAACAACATTTTGGCAAGATGAATGAGACGGAGTTTTGCGCGATCTGGTGTGCATTGACCGGAAAACCGTGGGTTGAGGAACGTGAAACCGCTGTTGATAAGTTGGATGCAGACCAGAAACTGGGTTTGTACCTCGACCTGGTCGAACACTATCCATCTATCCACGAAATGACCAGCGAGGTGATGAGTACTCGCAAGGACAACGAGAAAAATGACAAGCTGAGAATGTTTGTGGATGCAAGTGTACGGCAACTCGTGGATGATCAACGACGGCAAGATGCGCTCAAGAAAGCCGAGAGGGGCAACCAGGGTACGGGTCAGCACACGCAGATGATGTATTACACCGAAACCCTCGCGGCTGGCACAAAATTCTACTGGTACTTGGAGCTTGACGGATGTTGCACGACGGTTGAATATGAGGCATTCTGGGCAGCCATGGCCGCGTGGGCACAATCGCCCTACATCGGGGGGAAATCTGGGACTGGTTTTGGTCGTGTCGAGGTGCGATTTGCCAACTGGCGCAGCGTTGACCCACGAGCGAACATGAAAATGAAAAGCGATGCCCTATCTTGTCCTTTTGGGAGTGAGTATATGCGCCACCTCGAACAACGTGGCGACGAGATACGAGAGGCCATCAATGGCATTCAATGATCGTGTTTACCCAGGAGACATGTGGTGTGTAGAAGCCAGCAGGGAGCGGTGCCATGTGTTTCTCTGTGGTGATATTGGAAGGTTTGCCATTCCCAAACTGCTTGAGCGGGTCAGTCAGAAGATAGATTGCGTCTACACTGACCCACCCTGGGACAAGGGGAAGATGACGTATTATGCTAATTTAGCTGGGATTCAACAAAAACAGCGAGAATGGCATAAGTTTGTGGATTCATTGCTCAAAGACCTGGTCAAGGCAGCCATCCCAGATATATGGATTGAGATGGGTGTGGGCACGAGCCTTGTCATCAATCTTATGCAGAGCAAATCATCTGCCCCTCCCTACGACAATTGTTGGGGTGTTTTGTATGACCAGACAAAACAAAACACGCTCATACATTTTGGTCATTCTGTTGCCGAAAGTGCTGATGGACTGAAAGGGCTACAGGTTCCTCGGTTTGCTTTTCAACACATGAGACCGGAAGCGAAGGTTGTGCTCGATCCCTGTGTTGGCAAAGGCACGACAGCAAAGGTGGCGCATACCTGCGCCAAATCATGCTATGGCATCGAATTGGTGCCTGCTCGCCTTCAGGCAACCATGGAATGGTTCGCAAAGCAAAAGGATGTCGAACGCATCTATCGTGTCGGGAGAATACAATGATGCCTGAACACGTGCGCACCAGGTTCCTTTTGCACAGTCAACGTCGTCCGTACCGCCAAAAGGTCGAACGTGCATACCAGATCACCAGAGAATGGCTAGAATTATGCGAAAATCCATATATCGCATTCTCTGGAGGCAAGGACAGCACGGTTATCCTTCATGTCACACGGCAAATAGCACCCGACACCCCGGCGGTCTATCTGGATGCCGACAATTGCTTCCCAGAGGTATCTGATCTGATAGACCAGACCCCCAATTGCACCCGCTATCCAACATCTGAACCGTTCCTGGACACACTGAAACGGTTCGGACTGGATGGTGGCAAGGAGCTTGACCGCCAAACGATGAAAAGCACGGTGTACGAGCCAGTTCACAAACTGATAGCCGAACGTGGCTACGATGGGTGTGTCTATGGCATCCGTGCGGAGGAAAGCTACGGACGGAGAAAGAGTGTCCAGGTTCACAAGGAACTATTTTTCGCCACGGGCTACGGGGTATGGCAATGCCAACCTGTCGGCTGGTGGTCATACGACGACATCTGGGCATACATCGTGTCGAATGGAATCCCCTACGCTGGAACCTATGACAGAATGTGGGATATGCCAGAGGATGATCAACGGGTTAGTTATTGGGCAGGAGAAACCAAACGACGACACGGACGATATGCGTGGCTAAAGCGCAACTATCCAGGGTTGTGGAACAAACTATGTCAGGAATTACCGGAGGTGAGATCGTATGCATGAACCAATCCGAGTCACCGCGCACCCCCTTACCCCCATCATCACTGACCGACTGATGCCCGTTGATGGCATCCTGCTATTCTATGCGATGCAGGAGCGGTATGGAAGACAACAAGCAACTCTGCCAGGAGAGATTACATACCCCCTGGTAGATCTCCCCCTCGAACGGCGGGGGAATGGGAGCGAGTGGTATTATGCAGCGAGCATGGCAGAATGGGTTGACCTGTGCCAGGGGAAATCATTCTGGACAAAGAGAATTTACAAAAAGGGCGTGGAACGCCTCGTGGATTTCAATGGGAGGCGCGGGAAGGTTATTGTGGAAGAGGGTCGTTACAAGGGCTATCAGATGCCGGTATTTTATCTGCACGCCACACGGATTCATTGGTATGCTGTGGGGGATATTGATGCTGTGCGCTCATTGCTGTCAGCCTGCACCCACATCGGCAAAAAAACCGCATACGGCTGGGGGCGGGTTCTGTGGAGTGTGGAGCAATGGCACAGCGACTGGTCGGAGTGGAGAGACGACACGCAGATGCGCGCCTTGCCAGCAGACGGGGGCATCCTCTACGGCATCCGCCCTCCCTACTGGCTGCCAGAAAACCAAACTATGTGCGAGATGCCTAACTAGTGCAACGTGTGGTTAGGCGGGGTTCTCGCAGGCTTCAGCCCTTGCGCTCGCACAACGTTTGTGCTATAGTGCAGATGCAGATGTTGCGCTATACCGCAACTCAACAGCAGGGCATGGCGGGTGCAAGTCCCGCGGTTGCGACCAATATGTAAATATCTGACTGAATTTCGCAAGAAAAGCGGTGCTTCCCTTCGGGGGACTGCACCGCTTTTCTTTTTGTAAAGGAGGAAACGAATGGCTACGAACATTACGCAGTACCTGAATTGCAGCTACGGCCTGTCGGTGGAGGTGACTCATCCGGCAACGCCGAGTAGCAACGATCCGGTGCTGTGGAACAAAAACACTGGACTGGCAATCACAGACGAAGGCGAGGGGGGAAATGAGGACGACTACACCACGGTGCAATTTGGCGATTTTGTGACGACCGTGCGGGTGGTACCGTTCAGCGGCCCGAACGATGGGCGGGTTGAGACGACAGGCAACGTTGGGGACAAGGTGTATTATGATAGTTCCGCAAGTTCGACCGAAAGTTCGTACTTAAACCTGAATACCGCAGGCGTGTTTTTCGGCTATCTCTTGTCCGGTGTCGCAAGTAGCGCGGGCAGCGCAGGTGCCGAAACGTCTGTCTGGCACGTACAGCAATGATAGCACGCGAGGCCACTACCTATCAACCGCCGGAGGCTGTGCAACGCGCCGCGCAACGTGCGCTGGATTGGCGCGAGGAGTACGGGCGTGGCGGTACGCGGGTTGGATTGGCGCGGGGCAGGCAACTGGCAAGTGGTGAGCCGATTAGCCGCGAGGATGTGATAGCCATCCGCGCATATCTTGCGCGGCATCGTGCGAACCGTGCCGAGCACTACGATTTCCAGGACAGCGAGCCAACCACCTGGCGCATCGCCTGGGATTTGTGGGGCGGCGACCCGGCTGCAACCTGGACAGATGGCCTTGCGCTAGACGAGGAAGCGCGAATGGAAACAGACAAGAAAACTGAGGCTATGGAGGACGCGACGGATTACCGTGCCGCAGATGCGCGGGCGCGCTGTGGCAATTGTAGATTCCGCGAAAACAACACCTGCACGCAGTTTGATTTCCAGACGAAAAACGACATGGTGTGTGATGACCACGCATATCCTGACGGCGATGACGTGACTGAGGCATTGGCAACGGCAGTGGCGACACTGCACGAGGCGGGCCGCAAGTTGAACAAACGCAACGTTGAAAGGGTACGCGCTGCCATAGATGCGCTAACCGAAATGTTAGCCGAAATGGAAAAGGACGATCAAGAAGAAGGCTACCAGGACAAGGACATGGAAGCGCAGCGCGTCAGCATTGGCGCGTGCTCACCGCTGATTGAGAGAGCCAACAATGGGCGGGTGCTGGTGCGCATTATCGCGCCGGGTTGGGGGGCAAGCGGATATTATTCCGCTGAGGTGTTGCGCCGCGATGGTCCAAAAGTGTTCCACGCTGGCACGCAAATGTACCTGAACCACCCGACGGCGATGGAGGAAAAAGAGCGTCCTGAACGCGACGTGCGCGACCTGGCGGGCAAGCTCGTGTCAGACGCGCAGTGGATTGACGACGGGCTGTATGCGGAGGCGGAGTACTACGGCAACCACCGGGAACTGATTGGAAGCATTAGGGAAGATCTGGATGTAAGCATTCGTGCATGGGGCAAGCACAGCGACGGCGAAGCCGAGGGACGCAAGGGACGCATCGTTGATGAGCTGATAAGCGTTGAGAGTATTGATTTCGTAACCCGTGCTGGCGCGCGCGGGAAAATAGTGCGGCTGATGGAGTCCGCACAACCTGAAAAAGTCAAGAGGGGTAAAGTGAAACCTGAAGAACTTACCGCACTCCAGGAACGGCTTGCCCGTCTGGAGGAACTGAACGAGGCGCATGTCTCGACAAAGAATGAATTGGAAGCCGCGCTCCAGGATGAGCGACGAGCGCGTTTGCTGACCGAGGCGCGTGCGTTCGTAGGCGAAAAACTCGCCGCGGCCAACCTGCCGCCGCTGGTACACTCGCGCCTGTCGCGGGAACTGGAACATCGAATCGCCTACACGGATGACGGGGCCGCGGTTGCTTATGCTGAGTTTTCCAAGCGCGTCAAGGAGGCAGTTACCGGCGCGTGGGCTGAACTGGCTGAGGCCGCGCCTTCGGGCATCATTCGCGGGATGGGGTCAACCGGCGTGCAAGGGAAAGAACCGACTGCTGAGGACTATATCAACCAACTAGAATCGAGTTTCATCGAGAGCGGTATGACGGCTGAGAGGGCAAGAATTGCTGCAAGGGGAGGTGCTCTGTGAGCATTGAATTCACACAATTGATGGACACGCAGCGCATCAGCACCGATGCGATGATGAATTTTGCAACACAGTATGAGATGCAGGATCGCACTAGTCCTGCCTACCTGAAAAGGCTGAATGAGGCACAGAAGTATCTGACCTCGTTGCAGCGACGACAGACCCGCGTGCGATTGCAGGAGGCCATGACGACCAGCGATTTCCCCAACCTGTTCGGCGATATTCTGTCGCGTCGGCTGGCGGCAGACTACGTGGTCTATTCCGCGGGCTGGACAAACTACGCTGAACGACGCTCTGTGCCTGATTTTCGCAATGTCAAGAGCTTCGCGGTGTACGGCGGCGATCAACTGCTCGACCAGGTGCCGGAGGGTGTCACGGGCGCTGGTTATAAAGCCGTGAATGATCGGGAACTTGCTGACTATCGGGTTGATAAATACATTGGCAAAATCCGCCTTCCGATGGAGGCGATTGTCAATGACGACCTGGGCGCGTTCAACCGTCTGCCAACTAAACTGGCCACAGGAGCGCGGCGCACTGAGGATAGATTCGCGACCGGACTGTATGCGGGCACAAGCGGGCCGCTGTCCACTGTGTACAAAGAGGCCAATGGCAACGTGGTCACAGGCAACCCAGAACTGTCAATCCAAGCACTGCAAACGGCGATTCAGGTCATCGGTAATCAGACTGACGAAAACGGCCTACCGATTTTTGTTGACCTGGTAACGTTGGTCGTCCCGCCTGCACTGGCGACGGTTGCTCGCAACATCCTGAACGCCACGCAGGTTGAGGTCGGGATCGTGGGTCAGGGCAACGCAGAGGCCCCCGCCAACGAGCAGCGCATCATAACCACGAATTGGACAAGCGGGCAGGTACAACAACTTGTCGTAAACCCGTGGTTGCCATACATCGCAACGACCAACGGCGATAAATCGTGGTATCTATTCGCCAGTCCGAACACCGGGCGGCCCGCGATTGAAATGGGATTTCTCTCGATGCTGAATGGTCCGGTGGTGTTCCGTAGGCGGCCTGACGCGATTGGGTTGACTGGCGGAAATTTGCCAATTGGTGATTTTGACAGCAATTGCTACGAGTGGGGAGTAATGCATGTGTTCGGCGGGCAATTGACTGACTATCGCATGACAGTCGCATCGAACGGCAGCGGAAGCTAAAGTTGCCATCAATGAACAGCACAGATCAGCGACTGGACGTGCTTATTGCGGAGGTCAAGGCGTTGCGTCTGGAGATACAAACGTTGACCCAGACAATGCAGCAAAAGCAGAAACCAGAGAGGAACCGCACGAATGGCTGCGACGTACAACCTGAACACAGCAATCGGACAATTGCGATTACTGGCGATTAAGGACACCAACATCGCCGACCCGGTATTCACCGATGAGGAATATGAGGTATTTCTGGGTATCGAGGGGGATAATATGCTCCGCTCCATCGCCCGCGTGCTGGAGACGGTGGCTACGTCCTCACTGTATGTCCAAAAGGTAATCAGACTGCTGGATATTCAGACTGATGGCGCAGCTCTTGCGCGAGAATTCCGTATGCAGGCGGAACGGCATCGCAAGCAGGCCGATGAGGAGGAGTCCCGCGCCGGAACGAACTGGGCCATTGCCGAACAAAATGTCAGTGATTTTTCAGAACGAGAAATATGGCGGAATGAATGGCTGCGCGACGGCATTTAATCCATCCTGATCTATTGGATAATCTGGCGGATTTCTATCCGCAGACGGGAGATGTCCAACGTCTCAACGCTGCGCAGGATGCCTGGGGGCAACCGACTGATACCTGGCAGGATTTCCTGCCATCGTTGGCGTGTCGCATTTCCCCCGTGCGAGCCACGGAGACCGAAACGCCAGAACAGACCTACGGCACGATAACGCATCGCATCGCATTGCGCGGGGCATATCCTGAGATAGAGGAGCAGATGCGTTTTGTGTCTGGGGATCTTTCCTATGATATTCAGGGAGTGCAGACCGACCCGCAGGGCCGCAGCACCTACCTGGACACGGAGGTTGTTCGCTGATGGCAAAGAGACGTGTGCATATTGACGGCATAAAAGATCTCCATAGGAAGCTCGATGCGCTTGAGGATAGTGTCCGACGCGACACAATGGCGGCGGCAGTGCTGGCGGGGCTTCAGCCCATTCGCAATGCTGCACAAGTGTTCGTGCCAGTTAAGACCGGCAATCTCCGACGTTCGATCCAGACGCGCATCCTGGAGAGCAATAAATATGGAGCCAGCGGGGTGGTTGGAACAAACCTCACCTATGCGCGTCCGGTGGAGTTTGGCACCTCGAACCGCCCGGCAAAACCCTACCTGCGCCCCGCATTCGACCAGGAGCGCGAAAATGCATTTGAGGAGGTGCAGATTGTGCTACGGGAGGCGATAGAAAATGCCATCGGTTGAGCGGGGATTGTGGGGGTTTTTGACCAGCAACATCACAAATCTGAGGATGTACCCCGACCGGTTGCCTCAGGGTCATCGCTTGCCGGCTGCAACGTATCAGCGCATCAGCACCGCCCCCGACTACACCCATCAGGGCGATAGCTGCGCTGATGATGTGCGGGTGCAGATCTCGGTGTTCGCGTCCTCCCGCGCCGAAGCTGAGGATTTAGCAACGATAATCCGCGACCGATTATCTGGGTTCGGGGGGAACATGGGAGAGGTTCGCGTGGGGCGCGTGTTCCTGCGCAACCGCACGTCAAACTATGAACCCGATGTCTCTTATTATGTATCGAGGCAGGATTTTAGCATTGGATTGGCATGATGGTATCGGCAAAACAATTTGAGCGTCTGGGCATCCTCGCCAGGCAAAAACCATTCGGATTGATGAATGGCACCACGCCGCGCATCGTTGGTCCGGTGGATGCAAAATATGATGCGTTGACGTGGGTGGTTAGTGTGGGCAGAAACAAACACGAGGGAATTGTTTCGGTGGAAATTGAGCATAGCATTGACGGAGAAACCTGGCAGGGAAACGACCCACCCATACAATACACCACAAAAAAGGAAGGGGAGACTGCATACATCGCAATGACGCGGGCAGAGGATGTGCCCGCCGAAACACAGTCCCTGCGCGCCGTCATTCGCGGGGGATTCTCGGAGGCTTGGCACTACGCTGGAATGGAGGTAGTATGCCGAACGTCCTGATTGCGGTTCCTCTGCATACCGGCATTCACCGCCGCACGCTCGACTGTCTTTTGCAATTGCAGCACAGTCGAGTATACCAAAGCAATATTGTGATCCTGCGGGGCGGCGATGAGCACATCTCCGACGCAAAAACCCGCATTGCCTGGAAATACAACCAGGCGCGGGACATGCTTCTGCAGGGGAACTATGATTTCCTGCTGACAATCGAGCAGGACATAGTGTTCGAGCAGGACGCGCTTGCCAGGATGCTCGCCACGATGGAAGAGCATTGCGCCGATGTCGGTTATGGTCTGTATTGCTTGCGCCAACCGCCATTCTATCGGTGGAATGTGTTTCCCGCTATGGACCCCGAGACGTTCACCGGGCAATCGCTGTCCTTTTTCCCAGAGATGGCGAGGGGGGCGTGGGGAAAGGTCATCGAATGCGATGGACAGGGAAACGGATTTACCCTCATCCGTCGTCGCGTTCTCGAACGCATCCGCTACCGCGTGGAAAAACGCGGTGCTGTGGGGGCGCATAGCTCACAAGACACCTATTTTGCGTTTGATTGTATGGATGCGGGGATTAAGCAGGTGTGCGATCTGTCCATCATCTGTGGGCATATTGATTATCAGGATGGCAGGTTCGTCACACTGTGGCCAGATATAAATGAGCAGAAAATGCACAGGCAGGATTGATTATGAATAAATACCCTACACTGACAATAATCACGGCATTGAGCAGGCCAGGATACATGCCCCAAATTTTCAGGAGCATCAATGCCGCCGAGGGGCATAACCTGAATTTGCGCCATGTCGTTATTTATCCGCACGGGGCGACGCACCCCGGCGATGGGCGAGCGGACATGGCGCGGAACGTTGATGCTGCTCTATCCAATATCGGGGATGGATGGGTCTGGATTTTGGATGATGATAATTCAGTGCATCCATCATTTTTCCGTCGCTTGGAGGAGGAGATAGCCGCGCATCCTGACAAAGAGGCAATTGTTTTTTCGCAGGAGCGGTCCGACGCACTACGCTATCTGAAGGCCGCCCCTGAGAATGTGCGGGTAGGAAGTATTGATACTGCCCAATTTGTCTTGCAACGGGGACTGATAGGGAAATATCGGTGGAATGATCTGCCCACCCATGATGGTATTTTTATCGAGCAGATTTTCAATGATCATCCCACAGCATTTCATTTCGTGGATGATGTTCTCTGCTATTTCAATCGCCAGAGGGATGGCGCACCGCGACCAGTAATGGTCAATCTGGGCTGCGGCTCGGATGTCCGCGAGGGATGGGTCAACATTGACAGCACACCTCGCGCAGGAGTGCGGGCGCACGACATAAGGCAGGGGATGCCATTTTTCAACAATTCTGTGGATTATATCTATGCATCCCATGTTCTGGAACATCTCGATTATGCCGTGGCTCTCAAACTACTCGACGAATGCCATCGAGCATTGCTACCTGGCGGGGTGTTGCGTCTTGTTTTGCCAGACGTTCCGCGGATGCTGCAGGACTATGCCCGTGGCAATGTTTCGGAATGGCGCGGGTTTGATAATTTCGTCCGCGCTGCAATCCCCGGCGTGGATACCCCGCAACCCATTGACTACGTCAACGCGCTAATTTTCAATGTGCCTCGCGACCCGCACCGCTACGTGTGGGATGTTCCGCGCCTGGTTGATTCCCTGCGCAGGGCAGGCTTTGCCACCGCTGAACAGATGGAACATGATAGCAGGATTGATCGGGACGACCCGCTGAGGGTCAATCATTCATTTTATGTTGAAGCTCACAAGGAGGGCTAAGCAAATGGCTACCATTACAGTAGTTGAAGGCGTTGGTTCGCATCCAGGCTCCCCCGCGTCAAGTGGCGGGGCGACTGGGGCTAGTTTGACATCTCTGGATAGCGGCACAAGCGCGAATAGTTGGGCTGCAAAACGCGGTGACATACTATTCGTGTTGAGCGATGCCGCATCGAGTGGCGATACCCTGAGCATCACTATTGATGGACAGACAAACCCCTATGGGGAACAATCCGATAAGACCGTGACATCCCTCGCCCAGGGGGGATTTGCCATATTTGATTTCGATAATCTAGAGGGGTGGGCTGATAGCGGCGACAAAGTTTATGTTTCCATTACGACCAACGGCACCGCCACGGCAAAGGGCTTTGTCTCGCGCCAATACCAGGGATAGGAGCACATAATGCCTGATTGTTCAACAGCAACTGCCAGATGGGGGGCCGGCTCCAAACTCTGGCGTTATGATGAGGATGCCAGCACCTGGGAGGAGATTGCATATATCTCCGACCTCGGCATCCCATCGCCAGAGGTCGGCAGCATCGAGACGACCTACCACGGGAGCGGAGGCACAAAAACATTCATTCCTGGAGAGACAGACCCAGGGACGATTGATGTCTCCATGAATTGGAACCCGACAGAGACATCGCACAACATTATTTATGCCGACCGAGACGCGAAGCAGGTGAAAAAATACAAGGTCGAGGTGGTTGACGGGTCGTCTGGGGATGTCCTTGAGACATATGATTTCTGTGGATTTGTGACGCAAATCTCCCCAGAGGTTCCTCTCGACGACCGCATCACTGCGACGGTGACGATCCAACTCACCGGGGAGGTGGCGCGACGATGAGCGTAATAGGGCGTGATTTTTTTGACCGGCAGGCAATACCATACCGCGATGTTCCTGTGCGTTTCCCCACGCAGGATGGATGGGAGGAGCAGACAATCCGCATCATTCCAATGTCTGCCCGCGACCTCAATGAAATGCGCGATAGGGAGGAACGGGATTTCAGCACGGTAGCGATGGTTGTTTGCCGATGCATGGTTGATGAGAATCTCGCACGGATTTTCAATGAGGACGAGGTCGAGAGATTTATGGATCGTTGGGGGTCGGGGGGGATCATCAAATCCCTGGTCGGGCCCCTGATGGAATTGAGCGGGTTGGCTGCCGACCCCCCAGCCAGTGGCAGCGAGGCAGGCTGACAATGTTTCGTCTGGCCCTCGCTGCCGGCGGGGATTATATTTACAATCCTGAATTGCTCCTATCTATGCCAGCACAAACATGGATGGCATGGGAGCAATTCCTGGAATATGAACATGTTGGCGGGGCATGGGACGATTGGCGGGCCGGAATGATTGCCAGCACAATCGCAAACGCCAACCGAGACCCAAAGAAGCGAAAAAAACCTTTCGCCCCGCAGGATTTTATACCGAAGCACACCTCCCCCCCGCGGGCAGCGACCCCGCAGGAATTAGCAGAGAAATTAAGGGCAATCAAGAGAGCGCATGGCCGATCCACTTGAAGAACTGAATATCCTGCTCAATCTCGACAATTCACCTCTATTTAAGGGACTGGATGGAGCCACCCGCGAGATTGGGGCATTTTCAAGCAAAGCTGTTGGGCTGCTCTCGACTGGATTGATCGCCGGGGCGGCCGCCGCGGCCGCTGCTGTTGTGGGGATTGGCGCGGCGGCTATTTCTGTTGCGTCGGATTTTCGGTCGGCGCAACGCGACATCCAGGCATCCCTGGGCGCAACAGGGGATGATGCAGAGCGTCTGGCTGGAATAGCCAATGATGTTTTTGTTCAGGGGTTCGGCGGTTCGATGGAGGAAGCTACCGACACCCTGATCATGGTTCGCCAGCAGATGCAGGGTCTGGCGGAGGAGGATCTCGCGCAGGCGACAAAATCCGCATTGCTCCTGTCTGAGGTATTTGGCGACGATCTTGAAAAAACCACCAACGCCGCTGGTACATTGATGAAACAGTTCGGGCTGGAGGGGCAGCAAGCGTTCGATTTCATCACCGCAGGATACCAGCAGGGGGCTGATACCTCCGACGATTTCCTGGACACAATCAGCGAATACTCAAATCAGTTTGCATCCCTCGGTTTCACTGCCGATGAGTTTTTCAGTACCATGCAGTCGGGGTCACAGGGCGGAGTGCTCGGCCTCGACAAAGTTGCCGATCTGGTCAAGGAATTTGGCGTGCGAATGCAGGACGGGTCGGACACCACCAGCGAGGCCCTGGAGATGCTCTTTGCTACCGTGGGGGATGGCAATACCGATATAGAGGGGATGCGCGCTGCCCTCGATAATGCCTCCGCGGCGGTCAAAAAAAATCAGGATGCTATTGAGGCGGCCGAGGGGGCATATGAGTCCAGCAGTCAGGTCGTCGAGGATCTCACGGACAAACTCGACGAAGCGCGCCGCGAACTTGACGAACTGTCGCGCCCCCGTCTGGCGGGAATGCAGGAATATGACGACCAGATTTTTAGCCTCGAACAGCAAGCCAACCGGGCGAGGCTTTCCCTGCTCGACCTCGAACAGGGAACCCCGCAATTCGAGAATGCGCAGGCAAACCTTGACCGCATCAACGAACAGATAGACCGACTGGCATTGGAGCGAGACATCGAATTCGAGCCGCAATTGCGCGCAATCGAGCAGGCTGCGGAGGAGGCGGCCGGTACGAGCGGCCCTCTGATGACATTCGACCAGGCAATGGCGCAGATTGCGGACAAAAAAACCGAAATATCGGGATTGTCCGCAGAATTGGAGAACGCAAGGGCGCAGGCGGCCGCAGATGCTGCCGAGGTCGAACGTCTGACCGCACAACATGAAGATCTCGTCAACACACTGGAAAATGTCAAAACAGAATTTGCCGATCTGACACAGCCTGCCCGAGATATGCTCGATGCAATTGCATCCGGCGAGATGACCGTCGCTGACGCATTCCCGCAGATCCTGGACATGCTGCGCCAGATAGAAGATCCGATCAAGCAAAACACCATTGGGGTCGCACTGTTCGGAACTCAGTGGGAGGACATGACAGCGTCCGGCGTGCTCGCCATTGACACAACACTATCCAGCATGGAGGACATGCAAGGGGCAGCGCAGCAAATGGAAGCCGCAACCGACAACGCGGGACGCACCATGTCATCTGCATGGCGACAGATCATGGACGCATTGCGCCCCCTGGGGGAAATGCTCCTCAATCTGGTTGGTGTTATTTTCCCCGTCATCGCTGCGGCGGTTCCCCCGATTGTCGCGGCAATCCAGGGAATTACCGGGGCGATACAATCCCTGTTTTCTGGCTTTGGTGATGGTGGCATTGACATGTCATGGCTCCAGGGATTGCAGGCGCAGATAGCGGGATACATGGAATGGGCGGAGGCTGCATGGGTACGTCTGGGGGATGCATTGTCCGGCCCTATCCAAAAACTCCGCGATACAGTTATCTCGCTGTTTGAGAATCTATTCGCGTCACTGCAGAACCTGTTCGGCGCAATTATGCCGGTGTTGTCGGAATTCTGGGCGCAGCACGGGCAAGACATCGAACGCACAACCCAGGAATTCTACACGATGATCATTGAGATCATCACTGCCGCCCTGCAATTGATTGAGGCGATTATCATTCCCGTTCTCAACTACATTGCCGACTATTGGGAACAGCATGGAGACGAGATAATAGCCACACTGAAGTCCGCGTGGGACATCATTTCCAATGTCATTATGATCGCCCTCGATGTCATCAAAACCATAATCCAGATTGCGCTCGCCATTATCCAGGGCGATTGGGAGGGGGCATTCAATCTATTTGCCGAATTCTCCGCCCGGACGATGCAACGCATCCTGGACATTATCAACGATGCAGTCACTCTGATCATCAATGCATTCAAGAGCATTGTGCGGGGGATTTCCAACATCGGCGGCATGTTCCTGGAAGCGGCGCAGGGGATCGGCAAGGCCATCATTGATGGGATTGTCGGGTCAATCACTGGTGGCGTGGGGCGTGTTGTTGATGGGTTGAAAAATGCGGTCGGCTCGGCGGTTGATGGAGCGAAAGGCCTGCTCGGCATTCAATCCCCCTCGACCGTGGCGGCCGAGCAAATAGGCAAGCCCATCATTGAGGGTGTAGTTGGGGCTATCATGCGAGGTGTTCCCAGTATCGAGGGGGCAATGGGGAGCATGTCCAATGCCATCGCAGCATCGCCACCACCCCCGACACCTGCAACCGCATCCATCGCAACACCCGCAGCTATGCCGGCCGGGGGCAACACCGCGACCATGACTATCAATCTGAATGGAGAATTCCGTGTTGACACCGAGGAGCGACAGCAGGACTTGATCCGTCAGATCGAGGATGTTGCCAGGCGCGTCATTGGGGCGCAGGTTGATGATATTTTCGTCCGGGGGATATTATGACCAACGACACGCAACGCGGAATAGGCCGCGGGGGGAACAACAACCTGCGTCGGATGCTCCAAGCAACATTGCAAAAAATGACGGCTAGCACCGCTGCGGCTATCGCGCAATCGCAACAGCAATCGCAACAGCAAAATCCCTCATCCTGGCCTATCAAGGTCAACACCGCTCGAACACTCGCGGAAAATATCCAGATTGTCCTGGATTACCTGACTGTTGATGCCCGTCTCGTTGTGAATGGGCATATGCGCATCCTGACCGGGGAACTGGATATTGATGCCGATGGATATGTAGAGATTGGACCAGATGGGGACATCCAACTATGAGCTGCACGATCTCCTGGGACACCCTGACCAATGGCACAATATCGGCGCAATATAAATTCAGGTTGAACAATGGGCAATTCCCCTATGCGTTCGGGCCCGATCTGTTCGATGAGCACAACCATCCCGAAAGTGAGAATACCACAATCTATTATCTGGGCACAGGCTCCCCCGAATTCGAGGTCGAGGTGCTCTGCCCATCCGCAGTAGAATTTGCAAAATTGGTATCCCTGCGCGGAACTCCCGGCGTGACTGTGAGCGGGCAGACCTGGATAATGACATTTCAACCACGCTCGGCGCAGGTGTGGGAATCGTCGGGCTATCATGTTGTCAGGGCGAGGTTCAAACGCATATGATATTTTCTCCGACATTATTTGCCCGCAGCATCGGCAGGCGGAAAATATTCATCAATGGTCTGCCATATTCGTTGGACAACATCCCATCGCGCACCATCGCGCTCGATCCTCAGTCGCGATCCTCCTGCGCAATGGATGTGATAGAACCGGTGTCCGTTGCTGCTCGTGTTCCCGTGATTTCTCAAATCCGTTTTGGGAGCAGCAATGTGACATATTATCGTGGCTACACGACCAGTCGGAGCTACGGTGTGGGCCGCCAAGTGTCACGTTCTCTCCCATGCTCGGACATTTTGTTTCTCCTCGACGCTGCGCTACCGTCTGCGATTACATTCTCAGGCACACCATTTGCAACAGGCGTTCGAGACCTGATGAACACGATGGGCATTCCAGACGAAATGATTGCGAGTATCCATTCTGCGTCGCTCACCCTGGGCAGCGTTTCTCAGATTACCCACGAACAGGGAGAGAACGCATGGGGGATTTTCCGTGCGCTCCTGGATGCTGGGGGTTGCACGGCTCGTTGTTTGCCGGCCAGTGGACGGGTGCAGATTATTCCGCGTCGGAGCATCCCCAACGACAGCCCCACAATCCACTATAGCAATGTTGACGCGGGGGCATATCGTTGGGACAGCATCACAGAGACAAATTCCGATAATCTCCCTGTCTCGCGGTTCACTTGCATCGGGGCCCGCATCGGAGAGGACAATGTTCGTGCGACCTGGACTGCGACTGATGTTGTTGGTCGCAGCGATGAGATGCGCAGCGACTATTGGCAAACCACATCCGACTGTACTACCTGGGCAGAATTCTATGGCGACATGTATTGTCGCGAAGAGCGGATATTCGAGGTAGATGCACCTCTCGATCCTGATGTTATACCGGGTGTGTCAATCCTCATAACATCGGAGACATTGGGGCTGGATGAGGAGCCGGCCTATGTCGTCGCGGTCACGACCCGCGACACCACAATGACGCTGACATGCTCCACCGGGGCAAACGTTGATGGGGGGACAGAAACCTACGGCGATGCCGAACCTCCTATCTGTGATTTTTCTGTATTTCTCGTGCAGGAATTGGCGAAAGTGGGGGAGGAAATCGAGATTGTCTACGACATTATTTTGTCTGATGCTAGCACCAGCCCCCAGGCTGAAATTGATTGGGACAACGCCAGCACAGAATGGACAATCGCGGGCATCACCCCCGTGCTCGCCCCGGCTCGCACGCCAGAGAGCATCGCCGTCATTGGCGACCCAGACGGTGTCAGCGTGACACTGACTGTCTATGATACCAACGGGTTGTCCTGCTCCCAGAGCAAGGCTCTCGATGCTGACGATGTGCAGGTGTTCAACCGAAAATTGCACTATGTGCAGGATGGAAAACACGTTGTTCTGATCCAATCCACGAGATACCCCCTCACACCATCGGGAACTACCGCCACGGCGTGCGCCCGCTACAATGAGGTCGGGCCGTTGTGGTTCGGATGTGAGAATGGCGACATCTACACGCGATCTCAGGATGATCCAACGGAGGACGAAACCCTAATAACAAATCTCTCTGACAGCATCAAAGACATCTATGTAGGGGAAGCATTCTCCGACCCTGACCTGATCAATCATGTCATTGCATCCCACAGCACATCGGTATCATGGACACATGATGCCGGGGATAGTTGGCAATCCTACAATTTTGGAGCACCAACAGGCATCGTGGCGATCGACCCGTTCCTGCCAACGCACATGTTCGCATCGTCAGGTACGACAATGTACGAGACATGGGACGATGGGGGAACATGGACACCCCTGCTATCTGCAAGTTCGGGCACGGTTGGAGATTTCGCCGCTGCTCCCTGGGACAGCGCAATTGTCTCCTCCAGCGGGGAGGTGGTATTTTTGTCCGGGAACACCTGGTCAGCATCCCTATCAGGCACCCCGCAAACAATCACGCCAAAGGGTACGGAGGCGTTCGTCGTGGCAACAAGCGATGGATCGCTCTACCTCTTCACAAAAAATGGGGCAACATACGATGTGTCGGCAATCGGTCAGACTGACGCATCCTCTGGAAACACCGAACGCATTGTCCGCGATGGGGAACATCCCATTGTGTTTTTCGCCGACGCGACTGGGGTCGGGAAACAGATCAACGACAACCCTGCGGCAATCTATCTGATTGACGAAACCGCAGCATCTGTCAGGATTGGATATGCTGGATTAGGTGTTTTCGAGGATATACCTGCCCCTCCGATGCCCCCGATTCCTCCGGGTATGTATACCTTTCTTGGTGAGCAACGTTTCGATCGCTATCACATGTCTGCATGCTACCCAGACTACAACAACGGGCAACACCTGCCTCCCTTCCAGATGGAAACGGCAGAATTCGATCTGGAGGCGGAGGCAAACCAAACGGTACCTGCATTCAAATACAATGGGGAAACGCTATGGAAGGTGGTGTCGGATTCGTTCAAATACCACTTTTTCACTTTCGCCTGGATAAACCAACTGGGGGAGAAAAAATACGAGGTATACTCCGGGAGATACAACTTGTCCTATTACCGGCCCTTCCCCCCGCCATACCCCGACGGCACGCCGCGCCCGGCCCACGACTTGCCCACCCACTACTGGATTTGCCGGGAAAGACCAAAAGACAGAGGCATGTGGCTCCACATCATTAAGGAATCGGAGGATTGAAATATGGCAGATTATGGTTCTAGCGTAAATTTTTCCGAGCGCACAACGGATATAGATACCCCGCCGTCGGGGAAGGCAGGCATATTCCTTCGCGATGACAAAGCCCTTTATCTCAAGAACGATGAGGGCACGGTCACGAAATTTGGACTCGCCGGCGATGCCCCCACAGCCCACGCCGAGAGCCACGAGAGCGGAGGCACGGACGAGCTTGCGCTAGACGCTTCGCAGGTGACTACGGGGACGCTGCCTGTGGGACGGGGCGGCACCAATGCCGACCTATCCGCTACGGGCGGTACGGGGCAGGTTCTGAAGCAGACATCGGCAGGAGGTGCCGTCACTGTGGGGGTGTTGGCGGAGAGTGAAATTCCTGACCTTTCCACTGACAAGCTCACAAGCGGCACCCTTCCTATTGGTCGCGGGGGCACTAACGCAACCACAGCGGCAGATGCGCGCACTGCTCTCGACGTGCCGTCTTTATCTGTTTTCAAT